AGAGGGAAATCCACCCTACCCCCAGAGGGAAATCCACCCTACCCCCAGAGGGAAATCCACCCTACCTACATATAACAGAACGCGCGCGCGTTGGAAATCTAGAAGAAATAAAGAGAAAAGAAGAGAAAGAAACCCCTACCCCTTTTTCTCAAGGCGATTCAATTTTTCCTGAAACAGAAAAATCCCCCAAAGTCACGAATGAGTTTTTGGAATCGAAGGCTCAAGAGTTTTTAGACCTTACCGCGTTGGAAGATTTAAAGCCGACAGAGATTCAACTCACCAAAACGCTTTTTAAGACTCGCCTGCTTATTGTTGCGAGAGAGCATAATTTGACGCTTGATGATTTTATGGGAGCAGCGCGTCATCTTTACATTACAAAACGCCCCAAGCCAGAATACGTTACTCGCCCTCACAATTTCATAGAGCGAAACAATAGAGACCACAAAAACGTTAAAGAACACCCGTGGCTGGATCACGTGGGGAAAGCAAAGCCAAAGGCTGGTGAATTTCCAGAGCACTTACGTCCTGTGAATGACTTGGACAAACGATTCCAAGAGCTTGTAAAGCAGGTTTTTCCAGCTAATTTTTTAGGAAAGTTAGGATGTCACCTTTTAGAATTTTCTCAAGGCGGAGAGCCATTATGGAATAATGAAATTTATATCAAAATTGAGTTTCATGGTCAGGAGGAAAAGTTGAACACCATCATCAACCAACTCAAGGAGGAATTAACATGAGCTACCTGTTTAAAGGCATGGAGGGACTGAACACGATCAATCAGGACTTGATCTACTTTGTGGCAAGAAAGAGCATGTCCATAGAGACGAACTTCGACATTGTGCTTCCCCTGAAGCGTACGAGATTACACGCGAGCAATCCATTGAGGATGCCGTCATCATTAACCAAGCAAAGAGAGGAGATTTAGGATGAGTCCAGAAGATGCTTTAGAAAAAGCAAGACAGCTTGAGTATGAATATCGACAAAAGCTTAGATCATGCAAGGAACACAAAAAATTTATGAGTTTTTTAAGAAAGGGGGGGGGTAGTCAAGAGCATTGGGACGCTTACTGCAAATGGAGAGACAGCGTTTTTCTTGAGGAAAGAAAGGCATGGGAAGATGCGTATGACGAATGGGAAAAATTAACAGAGGAGACCCAACCATGAAGATACTGCTGCAATCCAAAGAAATCATCGCAAGGCGTCCTCAGTGGACTGAAAAGGCATTGCGAAAATTCGTAGAGCCTGAAGCAAAACAATATTCTGCATTCTCTCGATCTGGGAAAGGTATCCAGATTTACGATATGCAGAAAGTCCTTGAAGCCGAGAAAACACCAGAATTCATTGCCTATCAAGCCAAAAGAAAGGAAAGTGAAAATGTTTAACGAACCCAAGAGCATCCCTGAAGATTTGATACTGGAGCTTGAGGAAAGCATTGAAAAGTGCTTACGTTTGTTTGGCAAGGTCAAGCAGATCAACGAACACCATCAGGACAACGAGTATCGGGAGAGGAACAGAGATTACGAGGAAAGTATCGCGTTATGATAACTCTGTTTATGCCTAGGATTAACGTAGAGCAATGGAAAAGAAGATGGAGTTGTAAATCATCATCAAAAAGTTATACAGTCTGTACGTGCGATTTTAGAGGATGTGACTCATGCTAACTCTTTACGCTTTCAAGCCGAAGACTGTTCGTGTAAGATTCAGGAAATTTTTAAGGAGATTGCTGGATGCACCCAGAAGATGACGGTAACTTGATCTACCTCATTGGAGGCATAATTCTGCTGATTACCATTATCTATGTGACAACGAGATATTTGTAGGAGAAAGAAATGACAGCAGATAAACTTTATGATGAGGATAAAATTTATAAAGATCAGATGGTACAGGCTTATCTTGAGATGTATGGGGAGCGTATGCCAGGAGAGGTTGTAGTTTGCTCTAAGGAAGCTATTGTGCAGAGAGAAGAATCATCTGTAAAATAAAATGCCTTTCAATCGCTATAGGATGAACGAGAATGATAGGTAAGGATAGTTTTGGTAGTTTGGTAAGGCAAGAGAATTAACATTGCTGTACGAGCGATTTTAGGGGGGTAACTAAATCTGCAAAAGGGGGGTAACTAAAAGGGCGATTTTAGGGGGGGATAAGATGTTTTCGTTGGAACAATTTAAGCGATTAATGGCCGATCCAGATTTTGCTAAATTAACCAAAATTGCCAAAAGAAATGGTTGGAAAGTTGGAATTATTCCCAGTCCTAACTACGTAGTAACTCAACAATTTAAAAATGCGATCAAAACAAAATCAAAGCCATATCGCAAAGACTGGTGGAATAGAAATGATCAACGGAAGCTATAAAAGAAAATCGGACTTATGTATTTTTAGACTTGAATAATCTTTAAATCCATTGTATTCTCTTAGTTATAGGAGGATATGACCATGAATATTTTCGACCTAAGCAGAAAGTTTTCTACACCAGAAAAAGCGGTAAAATATTTCGAGTCCGTCAGGTGGAAAGATAAGGTTGTTTGTCCTTATTGCAAATCTGACAAGACCTGTAAGCACAGAACAAAGATACAAAATAGGTGGCAATGCTGGAAGTGCCATAAATCCTTTGCTGTCACAGTAGGGACAATTTTTCATGGAACGCATATTCCCCTCAACAAATGGTTTATGTTGATGGCTTTGATGCTGAACGCCAAGAAAGGTTTGTCCTCTTGCCAAGCATCAAGGGATATTGGCGTTCAACAGCGTACAGTTTGGTCGATGATGCACCGCATTAGGAAGGCGATGGAAACCGACCAAGCCCAGCTACTCAAGGACGTTGTGGAGATGGATGAGACTTACATAGGCGGGAAGCCACGAAAAGGCAAAGACAAGGACGATGATGATAAGCCCTCAAGTCCTCGTGGGCGTGGCACGAAGAAGACGCCCGTTGTTGGCATGGTAGAGCGTGGAGGAAGCGTTAAAACTGTCGTAGCTTCCAAGTACGAGCTAAAAGGCAAAGACCTGAAGAAGCTGGTACGCAAGCACATTGACCTTGAGGAAACCATCCTTGTCACGGATGAGTACAAAGGCTATCTTGGCATGAAAAACCTGATCTGTCATCTCAGCATCAACCACCAGAAAACATACGCTGAGGGCGATGTGCATACGAACACCATCGAAAGCTTTTGGGCAATCCTCAAGCGTGGTATGATCGGACAGTTTCACAAGGTGAGTAAGAAATATTTGCAAAACTACTTGCATGAGTTCGAATATCGATATAATCGAAGAAATGCAGATAATAGAGTTACGTTTGAAAATTTGTTAGGAAGAATGTGTTATGGAAAATAAAAACATTGAATTATATGACATGCCCACCAGAATCAAAGAGCTTGAATTCATTCAAAGTGTTATTACTAGATTATCTGATAGACAGCAATCCATAAAATACGCTTGCTGGACATTTCTGGCTGCTATTTTTGGAGCATCTCAAGTTCTATCTGCCAGCAATTTTACTAAATTGGCTGCATTCGTTTCCAGTGCATTATTAATATGGAGCTTTCGTAAAATTGATTTAAATTTCTTAAAAATGGAAAAGCTGTATCGCATATGGTACGACTTTATCTGTTGGAAAAGAAGCGAAACCTGCCAATGGCTTTTTGAATTGAATCCTAAAAACATCAAACAAATTCTAAAGGAAGAGTCCACTGTTTTTAGTGAATTCGATCCATCTATAATTGAGTCAGAATCAAAAAAGAGTTGGTCTCTTCCCGTTTATTTTTGGTCAGGATTTTCTATTTGTTTGTTGTACGCTATCTCCCTGCTTGTTTAGCTGCTTTTTCTATCCATTTCTCGATGTTGTCATAAATACACTCATAGGCAGTAGACGCATTGCATTCTATAGATGGGTCATAGGCATTTAAGTTCATATTTACAAGACGATAAAATGGATTGTGTCCTTTAGGAGTTGTTAGCCCATTTCTGTGTTTTATTTTGTGAATAAAAATACCAAAAACACCCATTCTTCTCTCAAGGCTTCTGTCGATTTCATAACGAACCCATTTACTATCAGAAGTATCAGAGCCTATCAAAACACAAGTAACACTTGCTCCGTCAAGTTGTTCATTTATCCAACGTTTTATGCTTTCATCAGAACTTCTTTTTACTGCTTCAATGTCTGCGTGATCCGTAAATTTTTTGTTCGTTGTCTCAAAAGTGCCAATGTTTCTGATTTGATTTACAGCCCAATTATCATCCCAACAAAAACTAAAAAATACTTTTCTAGCCATGAATTTATACTCCATACGTTACGTAACGGCTTGACGCACATGGAGCCATCGGCTATAAAATCCGTGTAGTCTACAGTTACAGTTTAGATGAGGGAGCGAACACTATATTTGTTCCCTCAAAACTCTTGTAACATATAGAAACTAATTTTTAAAGTCTAAAAATACATAAGTCCGAAGAAAATACCCAAGCCATAAAGACTCGGGCAAAGTTTATTAGTAACGAAAGGATAGCCACGTTGCGTGACCAGTTGTAAAACTAACACAATGTGATCAAATGGCAACACGTAATTATCTTTGCGAAATCCTCATTCCAAACTACAAGCAGCCCAGAGGAATCAAGGGGGAAGCATCCCTATCCTTTGAGATAGCAGGCTACTTGAGACAGATGTCCATAGAAGGGAAGCTGCCTTATGTGTGGTTTCATGTTCCTAATCAATTCTCAGGACAATATCGCGGTGTATTCGGCGCAATGATGGCTTGGATGGGGAGAATATGCGGAATCCCTGATTATGCCTTTCTAGGAAAGGATGGCTGCTTTTTCATTGAGGTGAAGACAGACAAGGGAATTCAAAGCGAGAATCAAAAAATCGTTCAAAAGTGGTGTGAGGATGTGGGTGTAAAATACTGCTTGTGTCGATCTTTGGAAGATGTTAAAAGGGTTATATTCGAGCGCACTGCTCGATAAGGGTGCAGGTTAAGTCCTCATCCTACATCATCCAGAGGTGAAGCCTCCCTGTTAAACTTTATCCCCCTTAATCGGGGGATTTTTTTTGAAATAAATCATGAAAAAAGAAGAAGTCATCAATAAGAAAGGTATTGTGTCTAAAATGCAGTCTTTTCTTGACTTGTGGGAGAGAACGAAAGATATTCAGTATTATTATGAATACCAAAAATATTTCAAACAGTTGAAACATGAAGTTGATCAGTGAATATTGCTCCGTTGCTTCAAAGATATTGTTCTCTTGGCATGTGTTGATTGTAACAGGCTTGCTATGCTTCGGTTATGTGGCTCATCTTGTATGGGGCGCGAATAATGTTGCAGAGCAAGTGGATGAAGAGATTCTGAAGGATGTTTTTGGGGTCGAGGTGGAGTTTTCTAAATAGCTTATGGGGCGGTGCTTATTAATTTTTGATAGGCTGGATATTCAAGCCGCCCCGCCAATATGAAAGGAAAAACTAATGGACGGCAATTGGCATATCGCGACACTTAATGAATTTTTTCCTCTGAAACCTGTTGAAAAAGATCAATCAAGACTTACAGAAAAGGAATGTGTGAATTTAAGAGCATTGTGCCTTAAAATAGCTGATGCTGAACAGGAGAGAGATAACTATGGAGGATCAACCAACGTAATTGGTCGAGCCAATCGTCTTTACGCGTACATCACGAAGGGAGAGTAATATGAACAATATCAAAATCCATAAGCTTTATGACGGCAGCATTATTTTTACCAATACTGACACAGGAGAAGAGAAATCTTTTCCTAAGGAACGGCTCGTTCATTTCTATTCAACACCTGCTGACCAATTTCAATATCTTATTGACTTTGCAATATCTTTGAATGAGACGACAGCAAAACCCGTAAATATTAAGAAGAAAAAAATTGCAGAGGAGTTTTCGTAAAAAAGTGTTGGAAAACTGCCAAAAACGCTTCATGCTAATTGGGATTAATTGGGAAATTTAAATGACTTGGAACGGCAATACTCCATTCATTGAAAATCACAAACATTCGGCTAAACCACGGAAGCGTACGACTTTGTCTGAAGAAAAGCTAACAGATGCTGCCTATCGTTCAGGCGATGATCTTCTTCTTTTCTATGAACAGCTTTTTAAAAACAAAAATTTAAAGAAATATGGCGGAGACAGGATTAGATTAGCGGATAGAATCAATGCCGCTCATTATTGGTCTAGGCTTGTTTTTGTTCAGCCTAAAGAGGGCGCTGTAGAGCCACCCTCAGATATTCAATTAACACCAGAACAGCACGAAGAATTTGATAAGTTCCTGTTATCTAAGGGTATTTCTCGCGAAAATATTACCTTTGAAAAGAAACTTGTGGTTGAGGTGTCAGAATTTTTAAAGAACATGATTAACAGGAATGCTTAATATTCAGGCTTTGTCATCCCTAAACGATCAGCATTACTTAAATGAAACCTACGAGCCTACGCCGAAAGCTCTGCAATTCTACGCGTCAGGACTGACAGCACGTCAGAGATTGTTATTAGGAGCTGTTCGTTCAAGAAAAACATCTCTCGCTTTGAAAGAGGTCTCGTGCCATGTCCACGGACATTATCCCAAATGGTGGAATGGATATAGATATGATCGTCCTACAAGATGGCTCGTTGGGACTGTGAAAGCGGAGAAGACGCGTGATGTTCTTCAGAAATATCTTCTCGAAGGAGACGCGCAGTTTGGACTAAATCCTTTCATTCATCCAAGTTTGATCGTTGACAGATATTCAGGCTCTCTCAAGAATTCAGTCAATAAGCTTTTCGTTCAACATGCGTCTGGCGGAATATCTGAAATTAAATTCTCTTCCTTTAGTGAGGGTGCGAGCGGTTTGCAGTCAGAGACATTTGATGGCGTTCATTTGGATGAAGCTCCTGATTTTGACGTTTACCAAGAAATATTGTTCAGAACAACGGCATTTGGAGATTATAAAACATTTGTCATTTTAACTATGTGGCCTGAGCGGGGAAGAGATGAGCTTGTCTCATTCTTCATGAATAAAGGGAGTGCTGGTGAATCTGTTGAAGATCACTTTTACATGCATTGTTCATGGGCTGACAATCCATCAATGACAGAAGAAGAGAAGACGCGATTAAGACAAGGAACTCCTGAGTATTTGCTTGACGCTCGTGAGCATGGGATTCCTATTTTTGGTGTTGGTAAGGTCTTCAGGATGAAAGAAGAAACTGTGGTGATTCCTGCTTTTGAAATTCCTTCTCATTTTGCTCTTGTCTATGGGGTTGATCCCGCAGCGACCCAAGACGGATTGTGGGGAGCGGTATTGCTCGCTTATGATAGGGATAATGATATTGTGTATGTCATCAAAGATTACAAAAAAAATGGTATTACCCGTGTAGAGCATCACGACAATTTATCTCATATCTTTCCTGATTGGGTGATGGGAATATGTGATCCTGGCGGCGGTGGAGAAGATCAGCAGACGCGTGAAAGTGCCGTTGATTTTCTGAGAAACAAAGGTCGAACTATTATCATCGCTAATAAGGCGAAAGGAAAAAAAGAAGCACGGATTGATGATATTGAAATACGCTGCCGATCAAGTAAGTTCAAAATATTTGAGACTTGCGTGCATTATCTTGATGAATGGAGGCGATACTCAAGAGATGAAAATGGCAAAATCATTAAAGAAAATGATCATACGCTTGATGCCAGTTTTTATGCTATCAGCGAATTGGGACGTGCTATAACCAAAAGAGAAACAGAAAGAATATGGAATGATTCAAGTCCTGACTATGGATATTTATTTGGTGAATAGAAAATGAATGAAAAAGAAACGTTAGCTCTTCAGAAAGCTCAATCTTACTGGAATAGCGCAGTGCTAGCTCCCGCTTATCGGGAATGGTTTCAAACGGCTTTGAAATGTGAACGATACAGAGGGGGCGGCTTTCACGGAGAAGAAAAGCCTACCATTCGCGATCTCATGTATCCCTCTACGTTTGATGAGGAGACAGACAATGAAGTCTTCCCCAAAAAGAAGCGTAAACGCCTTTCCATCAATCTTATTGAGGGATATGTCAATGCTTTGATTGGAGAGCAACTCAAGACAAAAACAAGTGTTTCGGTAAGAGCGCGAGAAATTGCCGCAGATCCCACTCAACCTTCGTCTCCTATGGGCTTATCGCAGGAGGAGTTGGATCAGGTTGTGATGGCGTTTAATGCCAAGCTATTCAAAACCTACGAAGAATGCAACGTTGTCTACTACGAAGGACGATCTTTGGAAGATATGCTTGTCTATGGCATGACGGGTGGTTTTTTTGATGTGATTAATGGTACTATGTCTTACAAACGCGTCAATCCTTTGTATGTCATTGCCGATTTGCGTGATGAAACGATTGGTTTTGATGAGAGTGAATTTGTGGGAATGCTTCTTCCCTTACCTGTCAATAAAGCCATTCGTCTCTTTCCTCAAATGAAAAACACACTCCTTTCCTCCAATGTGTCCGAATATACTGCTAACACCATTTCTCCTGCCAGAATGATGCTGGATGGTTCTACCGCTGCTCCTCCGTCTATTGGCAACATAGCGTATGTCAAAATGGTCGAATGGAAAGAATATGAGCGGTCGTATTCGGCTTTGGCTAAAAACGGACGCTATTTCACAACATTTAGTGAGGAGGTGGCAGAAAAGTTTGCTTATTCCAAAAAAAATATCACCTCTGAAAAGAGCGAACGCATTCATAGAGCTTTTTTTGCTGGTGATATGCTTTTATCTTACAAAGCATTAGAGTTTTCTCAACCTCGGGAACAATTTTCCATTGTTTTATCCTGTCTTGCTAAAAAATCATCCAGTGACGGGTTTTATATCCCCAAGTCACTCGTTGAAAATATTCTTGATTTGCAGGATCAATTCATCATTAGCCTTGAAAAAGCTACCATTCTTTCTCAGTCAAAGAAAATAGCAATTGATCCTGAGGGATTGACATCTTCCATGCAGAAGATGTCACAAAGCCGCATTAAAAAAGAGGTGGCAAGCCCTACCTCTGTTTTATTTTTGTCCAATCCTCGCCAAAATCTTGTGGACTTTTCACTCACGAACGAAATCAGGACGCATTCGGGTCTTGCGGAAGAATTTTTGAGACTCTTTGACCAGGCAACAGGAATTCAAAGAGAACAGAGAGGACAACAAACGAACGCAGAAAGTGGAATTGCAATTTATCGCAGGCAGATTCAATCTATCACAAGCTCAATTTATGCATTCAATGAATTTGATATTTTCAAAAAGAAAGTGGGCAGACTTTTTCTACAAACCTTGCAAATGCAGACGATGGGGATAGAAGATATTTTTTATCCTGCCCATCCCTTAGAGGGCGGCTACATTACATTGAACGAAAAAAATGGCGATAAACTCATGAGAGACATTAATTTTCTCCCTTTGGATATTTACATTGAAGAAAGTCCTTATTTTCTGTCCAGTAAAGAAGAGCAAATGGATATATTACTTAATTTGCTTCAATCGCCCGCAGCTCCCCTTATTTTGCAAAGTCCCCGACTTCTTGAAAAGCTGCCCATTCCTCTTGATCCACAAATTGCTCAGGAATTAATGAGCATCATGCAAGCGCAGAAACAGGCACAAATTCAAGCTCCCCAAGGAGCGCCTCAACCTAATGGAGATATACAATGAGCGAAACTACTGCATCTATAGAGTCACAGGATAACGGCTTGAATCCCTTTAATTACGAGCCAAGCACTCCCTATCTTAATCAAGCCATGAAAAAGTTGGGGGAAATGAAAGAAAATCTTCTAGAGAAAAATAATGCTCTTGCACAGGCAGGCGATAAGAAGCAGGAAGAACCATCTGACCCAGTTGACAAAAATAGCACTCCATCAACGCAAGATGATACCAAAGAAAAAAAAGAAGCAGAACTATCCTCTGCGCCTGCTGAAGATTTTAAGGCTCTTTATGAGAAACTTCAAAAAGAGTCAGAGATTAAAGAAAAACGTGCCGAAGATAATCAGCGTCATGCTCGACAGATCGCAAGAAGTGTATCAGCTGTTAAAAAACACATTATGGAACTACAGGAAAGCGGAGAAATTGACGAAGATATTGCAAAATCTATTCTGGAAGTTGCCAGCAAGAATATCGATCTTGACCAAATGCTGATGCCTGATGCTAAGGGAAGTAAGGAAAAATTACCTGAATATGTAGAGGGTCTTCAAACGCTTACATCTCAGGCATCAGAAGTTTTAGAAAAGTATCTGGAACTTTCACCAAATGAAGGAGATGAGAAAAAATACGCACAAGGATTTAATGCTCACCTCAATCTTCTTGCAGAGGAAGGAAGGAAAGAATTATATGAGTTTCTTAAAAAACATGGTGAATCTCCGAAAGCGCTTTTAAAATCAATGCTGGAGATTGGCAAGAACTTTTGGGAATCTCCCATCGGAAAAGGATTGTCGGATCATGGTGACCTTATAGGCATTATTGATCATCAGGCATCAAAGATTGATGCCCTCACTAAGCAAATTGAAAAAATGTCCAAAACTCAAAAACAAGAAGAAGAAAAAAATCAAGATTTTAAAGCAACCCTCCCTTTGAAAACAGAGCAGTCGAAGATCAATATTTTCAATACAGCCGAAGTTATGAAACAGACAGCAGGATTTGGTGATATTATTGACATTCTTGGTGGGAAAGTTTAGATATTTAAATATAGGACCCGTTTTAGCTTTAGAAAGACCCGCTTGAGTCCTTGTATGACCCTCTTTTGAGCCTTCTCATCCTTCCTCAAGCGCATTTCCTTTCATGAATCTCAAATGCATTTCCCTAGATTATAAAATAATTTATTGAACTCATTTTTTTTGTGAAGGAAAAATATTATGGATATTACTCAGCCTATTTCGGGCGTTCCCGCTCTGGCTTTACCTTATGAGGTTTTGAAACCTGTCGCTTTTGGTGCGCTCAACGTTACTGACTTTAAAAATCTCTTTGGCTCAGATATAGAAACCTCTCCGATCATTATAGAATTTGCGATGCCTGGAAAATCGACAACCGATTGGACATTCTCACCTGACTTCAATGCAATGAATGTAGCAACAGGATTTGCTCCCTATATGGAGGCGATAGATCGTAAAGCGTATGCCGTTGAGCGTAACAGCATTAACAAGATTAAATGGTCGGAAGTTGATCGTTACCAAGACTTTCAACGCGTTGCTTCTCCCGTGGAAGCTCCTGAGACCGTTCTTCTGAAACTGGCTTACCGCAAATTTGCAAAGCGTTGGCCACTGGAAATCATTGGTGCATTGACGACAGGCTCACCTGGTATCCCAGGACGTTATACTGTTGGAGTCAATGGAAGTATGCCTGTTGCTGGACGCTGCTATTTTGGATATACGGCTGCGGGTGCGCTGACACCTTATGCACCTGTCCAAAACGCTGACTTTCAAACCACTGTGGATAATATTATCAATGGAGTGGTAGGACAAAATAAATCTGTCATGAGTGTTCAGTTTGTGCGCGATATGCATGATATTGTCGTGAGTCTGGTGGGACAAGCTCCTCTAAAGCCCATTCGCAAGTTTGTCGGCAGTAATTTTGAAGAAAGGCAAATTTTTCCGTGGTTTATGTCATCTTATCAGGCTGCCCAGCTTAAAAAAGACACTGACTTCAAAGTTCAGAACTATGCGCGCGGCGTGGTTATCCCAGGTCAAACAAATCCTACTCAGTCAAACAATCTGGTGGCACACATTGAAGATTTTGAAATCATTCGATGCCGTGAGCTGGATCAGTACACAACCTTTACCATCAACAACCGTACCTACGACTGGGGATTCATTTTAGGTGCGGACGCTCTTCGTATCATGCAAAAAGATGGTGGGGACGGTTTGCAAATCAAGACCAACCTTGGTCTTTTTGAATCTGAAAAAGATGAAGCCGTCACTAATTTGTTTAGCTATTGGAGAGGATACAAGTGCCCTGCTTATTGGAACAAACTGACAAATGTGCTCAATAGCACTGGTTCAGATACAGGTGTTACACAATTTGCAGAAAACGGCGTCATTCACATTATCACAGCACGTCAATAGAAGGAGAAATATAATATGACTATGAGACATTTTTTTAAACCTTACGCAGCGGCAGATGCTCCTGCTGCTAGTGCGACTAACAGTAGTCTCTCCTATGTCACGGATGGAATCGGAAACCTAGTGGAAGCTTACGTTAAGGTGTTCAAGAATACGGACGCAGCTATTGCACAGGATATAACTATTTCTATGCCGCTGCTTCCTGCAAACGGCTTGCAGATTTATGGGTGGATTGTCAGTGTCGTGAGTGGAACTACTGGGCAGGAGATAAATAGTTTGGTCATATCCTCACAACAATTAAACCGAGCCACGAATATCTTGACTCTTACAGTAGCACATGAAGCGGAGCTCCCGCAAAATAGCACCATCACAGTATGGTTTACCGCCTCCTGAGAAAGGCAATCTTTGTGAATGTTAGTCAGCGATGTTCTTAATATCGTAAAAAGTAAAGCTCTTGGTCGCGATAATTACAATCCTGACCAAGAGTTTATGCTGTTGAACTTTTTTAATCTGGCTCATTTTGAGCTATGGGATGCGCTTGCTAATTTGGATGATACAGCTCTGACGGAAATGACGGCAAATGTGACAAGTTCCAACATGGTCATTTCCACTGATAACAATATTCCCATCAAGGCAAGGCTGCAGGTATTCAATGGTGAGGGAAGACGTTTAAGAAAAGTTTCCAGCATCGATGTGGTGAGGAATCCACGTCTTGCACAGGATAAAAACGCTTATGTGATGATAAGCCCGTCTTCTTTTAGGTTGACCTATGTGCCTCTTCCTGGCGAGGTCATTCCATTGACTTTTTTTTATACTCCCGAAGCCGTTTCTTTGAATCTGAATGACGACTTAAATAATGTTTATCCTGAAAAACGTCTCCAATATCTTCTGGCGGATGGAACATTTTACCATTTGTGTTTTTCCGAAGAAGGAACGCGTCCTATAAGGCAGCAGGACAAAGCTCTCATTGAGTGGAAAAGGGGAATTGCCAGTGAGCAGGCCTCTCTCCTGAATGGACAATCCTTTTCTACAGAAGGAATGTGGTAATGCCTGTCAGTATGGAAAAATACGATCCGTTCGTAATCCCCGTTCCTGTGAGTGGCATAAATATGAATATTGATGAAGAATTTCTACCCTCTTCCTATGCCGCATCTATGATCAACTTAATACCTAATCCATTTGGATCTATAACATTACGTAATGGTACGCAGCAGGTGTATCAGTACGCAGGTAAAAAGGTCTTATATGTTATTCCCTATGTAAAGTTAGACGGGACACACTTTTATTTTACTGTGTGTGTGAATAGCACTGATTCCTCAAAATGTGATCTTTTTTATGGAAACACGCTGCTTTTTACCTTTGTAAGCTCCGTTAGGATGAGAGGATTCTCCTGTATGGGGGAGTTTTTGCTTTGTGATGGTGTTGACCCTATCCAAATCTTTAATGAATCCACTGTTTCTTTATCACCTCTGTCACAACAAATAACACTTGGTCTCACAAAGAGTAACTTGGGTCTTTTTTCGGTGGTGGGCAATTATTATGATGGAATTCATCTGAATCCTCACATATATGCAATCTACAATGGAATACATTATACAGTAACACCCGTGGGAGACCTTTTTACGTTGACGGATGTGAATGGAAATTCGCCAGATATTTCCGCTAACAATCAGGTTCTCTTTGTGGTGTATCCTCCTTACGCAGCTTTTTGTACTGTGATTGGCGGACGATTGTGGTTTACAGGGGAAGGGGGCACATCTCGTACGTTTAAAGTCCAATCTCAAGCGATGCTGATTTCCTATTCTTTTAGACTCAATATTCTTACGGACTTTTTGGATTCAAAAACAGGACTTATCCCCTCATTGTCTTTGAGTAATATCACTTCTACATCTGATTCTATTGATAGAATTGAACAGTACAAAAATTTCCTGCTGTTTTTTGGTAAAAAGCAAATATATGTCTACAATGGTTTTTATCCTGAGGCACCTAATTTTGATTTTTTCAAAAGTATTCCTTTTGGGATTTATCATCCTGACCTGCTCAAGAAAATCGCAGATGATATTTTATTTGTTTCGGATGGAGGATTTAAAAAGTTATCGACTACAATTACTTCATCTGCCTCTGTATCCAGTTTGAACAATCTCACCTTGGATGTTTCCGTTTCTGATATTAATGGACTTGATTTGTTCGTGATCGATATACAGCGATCTATCATAGATGCTGATTATTTGAATTGCTCTACTGCTTTTTATGCTCTCAACAAGCAAGTGATGTTTAAATTAGGATCTTATCCTGTCATTGTTTTTTCTTGCCTGAACGGAAGTTATATTCCTTATCTTTATGAAGGTGATTTTAGATGGACTTTTGGAATCGCTGAAGGTAATAACTTGGTTTATCTCGCATATGGGCAGAGTATCATTGTCTATCAGGAGGAATATGAAAGCCAAAAAGATTTCATTTCGGGAGATCTTTCTTTTTTGTGGAAAACTCCTACGCGAAATATGGATATTAAAACCTTTACATCTCAACATGTAGTGATTAATGCCGAATGCGATCCTCAGTTTTCCGCTAATCTTTCCACGGGTAAATGCAGTCTGACCCTTGATTTGATGGGAATGAATGGGAGAAATTTTTCTTTTTCAAAAACTCTTACCTTTCAATCTGGTGGAGATTTTTTAAATGGTTTTAAAGTAAGACGCACTCAAAATTACGGAATTTTGCCATCTATTGAATTCAAACAAATACTGAGCCTTACTTTCAACAAGGTCTTTTTCATTCTTTCGGGACGATCTTCACAGGGAAGATTTAAAATAAAAAATATTGCGATGAGAGGAATTTTTTCACATGGTTAATAAACTTATTCCTGATCATTTGCTTGACGCTCTTTATCAAGCCACTAATATATCTCCAAATAACAATGTGTTCACTCAGAATCAGCTTGCACGTCTTCCTATACCTGTTCTTGGTCTTGACAACATCATTAGCTGGACGAGTGATTGCTTGCAGGATACACAAAACCAAATAAATAGCATCATAGCGGGACAATTCGGACCAAACGGCAACACAAATCAATTCCTTGTTTATACTGAACCCAATGTTTTAGGAGCGGTCAGCTTGCAAGATATGCTCACTACGCTTGGAGCGTTGAATTTTGATGGGAGTAAAATTAATACTGGGACAATTTATGGTCAAAGCATACGTCCTTTATCGATAGCAGATCAACAGATCGGAAATGTTTCAGGTGTGAAGGTTCTTCCTGCAACCATTGCACTTTCCAAGCTTTCGCTTCCTACAGATCAAGCGTGTATCATCGGAAGCACAACAACCAATGGTGGCTCTGTATATTACCAATCGCTTTCTCCGTGGCTGGTTGCCACTGGAAGAGCGACAGACAATGGTATATCGGCACAAACTCTGGATGTCATCTGGGCGAATACAGCCAATACTTTTACAGGAGCAAAGATTACTCCTAATACAATTACAGGCGTTCAGATTGCTCCTAATACAATTACAGGCGTTCAGATTGCTCCGGGTAGTGTTCCTTTGTCAGATTTACAGTCAAGCGGTTATTTGGGAGTGGTGTGCTCAAGTAACAACAACTACGCTTATCAAGAAGTTAGTTTAGGAGCTCTGCAAGTTATTACGCGGACAACGGGCGCATCTTCCTTAACAGCCCAAAATCTGTCGACAATATTTAATAATGAAGACGGACACCCCTATGATGGATCACAACTTCAAGATGGCTCTGTTCCTCCTTCAAAGCTCGCTCCTGATCCAACTCGCGCTTTTGCATGGGGAAAAATCGATGGGAGAGGGAATGTTTTAAATGGATATAATATACAATCTGTCGACAGGAATTCTGCTGGCAAATATACTGTAAAGTTTTTGTCAGCTGCCCCTAATAATAAATACGCAATCATTATGAACGCCGTTAATGGCGATGGGAGTGAATTTAGCCACGGTTATCCTTACGATGAGACTCAAACCACGGGGCAATTTGATGTTTGGACAAAGAAAAGCGGACTGTATTCTGATACAGGCTTCTATATTACGGTGTTTTCATTATGACCAGTCTTAATATGAGAAGAATAATTCAATTTGACGAAATCAAGCCCATGGTTTCTGCAGCACCTGCTTTTTTCCCCAAGACTCAGGATGCGTTAGACGGGTGCTTTATCTATCTGATGGATGGATTTTGTTATGTAGGGATCAAGAAATTAAAGCATCATCCAGATATTGGAGAAGTGCAGATCATCTCGGACAAAAGTCAGAAGAGGTTTTTAAGCCCCGCGCTCTTTAGGATACTCTTATCCCTTGTTCACAGTCTTGGTTTTTCAAGAATGGCTATGCGGTTTCAGAGCGAACGACTCAAAAAGATATGTCTCAAAAAGTCATGGATTGTGCCGTGGGGATTGGGTTTTTATGTCAATAAGGATGGTGTCTGATGGCTGGATTTTTCAGTGGTAATGAACCTCAACCTCAACCAATGCGTCCTGCTCCTGAGCCGTTCAAGTTCGGCTCATTTAAGGATTTGCTGAACAATGTGGAAACTGTTCAGAGAACAGGCGCGGATGGTAAAGAGCATTTTGTTCAAAAGCAAATTACTCAAGACGATTCTGAGGTGAGCAGATTTTTGGAGATAGCAAAAAGAAGCATTGGAAGCCTTATTACTGAAATTTCTGCTGTTGCACGTGAAAATCCACGTTTGGTCGCTCCTTTTCAGGGTTTTATCAATGAAGTCTCAACACTGAACGATCAGGACTTGGCAGATTGGACTAACACAGTCCGCCCCGAAGACTTTACGGCTCTCAAGGACAATCTGATTCAGACGAATACTTTTCTAAATAATGAAAGCTGGGATGATTTCGACCACCAATTGGAAATTGATCTTACTGCGCGAGGACTCGCCAATAGCTCCGTTGGAAATGATGCACGTATCCGAGTACAACGAGGCCGCGCCATTACCAATAACCAAATCAGGAATCAAGCTGAAGTGTTAGGAGATCAGATGACATCTTCTGACTTGGCACGAAAGACGCAAATGTTTCAAGGTCGGCGTGATGCCCGTACTCGAGGAATGGATATAGCAGGTCAACAGTTTGGATTGGAACAACAGGAAGTGGATCGGAATCTCATGGGACGCGATGATCGGATGCAGAAGCTTATGACCATGCTGGGACTAAATCAAAATGCGATTAACGAAGATACTAACCGCAAAAGAGGAGCAAATATTGCCCCCACTGTGCTTGGCGCACAAGATGCTATTACAGGTCGGCAGCAAAGCGCATGGGCGCAAACCGAGCAGAACAAACTCAACCGCTATCAGATAGATATGCAGAAGTATCAGGCAGATCAAGGGTTGACGGGTAATATTTTTGGAGGTTTGGCAACAATTGGTGGTCTGGGTCTGGGCGGTTATTTGGGAGGAGGGGGGTCGCTCTTGCCTTCATTAGGTGGAGGGGGTGCTTCCTCATGGCTTTTGAATAATGCCCGCAGATCGGCAGGAGTATAGAAGATGGCAACCGCACTTTTAGACGGAATTAAAAGTATTACGGAAATATCCAAGCTGTCTCAGGCAGATCGAAAAGAGAAAGCCAAAGAGAGGTCAAAAGCGGGAGATATGGCCATCAAGAAAGCAACGCTTCTTGGTTCCATGCCCACAGAAGGCGGAACGATGGGTGAAGGGCTTATGGCAGGTGCGAATCGCATGGCTCAAAATCCTCATCAAAACGCCTGGACGGGACTCATTGAAGGTCTCATGCGCGGGTTTGGTATGGGACTTAAGGGCAAAGAAGCCGCGGAAAAACGCAAGCAGGTAGAAGATGCTCTCGACATGATTGATTATGCTATGCAGGGACAGGAATATCTGCAAGGCATTCAAGGTCAGGTTGCTCAGAAACGGGAGGATTTCGCCTTCATACCCTCTGAAAAGCAATATATGGATGCCGTTAAAGAAGGAACTCTAAAGCCAACCATTCAGACCATGCTTCAGGAAAATGGCATCGATCCCAATAATGTTACGCTTTCGGATGACAAAATGACACTATTCGTGGACAAAGATGGCAAGATTGAGAAAATTCCTGTTGCCAGCATGTTTAATCCCGAAGACTCAAGGAAATTCGGCTTTACAAACTCTATGGTCAAGACCAATCTCGAGCAGTCGGCTAATGAGCAGGTGAGAGGACTCGCTCAAGAAAACAACGCCATGAAGAGCAAGCTGGAAATTTATCAGGACATGTTTTCCAAAATTCAAGGCGTTGATCCTGCATTGGCGCAGATGGTCGCAGAGGGGGTGGTGGAAGGCGAGCAGATAGAAAAACAGAAACTCGGCAATGAGACCATGACCGCTGAGGCGAGAAAAAGATCATCTTTGGCAAGTCAAGATAGAGCCAATTTGGATAAGACCTATCGACCTAAAGAGCTTTTGTTAAGGGAACGCGAAGCAGAAACGGCGGAGCAGAATGCAGATTCAAAAACCGTAAAATTGATTCAGGAGTTGGTAGGTGAAGAAATAGACGCTAAAGAGGACTTTTTGAGGACTTCCCCCAGAATTATTGAGATCGTTGATAAGTATCCTCAGATTTGGGGATCGTTGGCTCAACTTCAATGGGAGAATGAAGACCCATCTTACTTTGAAGCCAAAAGGCGTAACTTGATGAACAGTGGAGAAAAAGGACAAGCTGCCGCTGAAATGATCAAATATATTAATAAGATGCAGATTGACGTTGCTCGTGGATTTATACGTCCCAACCAGTTTTTGGAGAAAAAAGGATCAAAAGCAGTGCCAAACTTCAATATGCCTGCGGCTTCCTTCAGGAAAATCATGGGCGAGCAAATCATGGATGCTAATGAGGACATTCAAAAGCTTAATAAACGTATTCAGGCAATCTCAGGAAGGCGTCAGGATCAATTCTATGATGCTTTCTCAGGGAAAAAAGAATATATCCCCCCAGCAGCTCCAAAATCGCTTGGAATGCGAGATACAACACCTCTACAGGGGGCAGATAGTGGGAAGGGGAGTGGGGTTACGATTGTTTTGTACGACCCAGAAACGAAGCAAGAAGAAGTTAAATCTGTCTCAGATTTGAACCAGGCAATCGCACAGGCAAAAAAGGTTGGTCTTGAAGTGAGAATCAAGTAATGCCAAGTAAATTTGCCCTTTTTGACCAAGGTATGTCGCAAGATCAAGGTCAGGTCAGTCCTCCTGTGGATTTACCGCAAAGCGGAAATAAGCCTATGTCAAAGTTTGACCTTTTTGATCAAGGCATCGGACAAACAGAAACATCTAACCAAACCGCACAGCCCACGCCAGAGAAGCGTGAAGGCTTAATGGGAATGCTTGAAGATGCGGGAGATTACTTTAGGAAGCATCGTGATGAGCGTTTAGCAAATGAGGAAAAGACAGAACCCTATACCTACGCCCAAAGATTTATGCAATTGGGCAGGGGTGTCACAAATACCTATACAGGATTAAAAGATATTTTGAGTCAATATGGAGCCTATCCTGTCCTCTTGGGAGCAGAAAAAGTTTTAGAAGTGGCAGGAGCAAAAGAAGCAGCTAAAGCCATTACACCTTACAAGGAAAGCTTTGGAGATAGCACTTCATTACATGACTCACAAAAGTGGTGGAATGAGCAGGCTGGAAGAGACATAACCCCTAAAGATAGTACTGGAAAGCAATTAAACCTCCTTGGAGAGTTTTTCGCTCCCCTGCCCGTTAAGGGCGGCCGAGCATTAAAAGAAGCTATTGCGGGTAAGACTTCTAAGGAAGCTGTTAAAAATGTTGCTGATCTGGCAGGAACGAATATAGCGCGCTCTACAGGGGCAGCCGAAGCCATGCACTTGGCAGATGAGCGTTTTTTCAGTAAAGACAATAGTCCTGTTTTGAATTTTATAGATGGGTGGCTTGAGTCTGTAGCTGGGGCAGCATTAGGTGAAAAAGCTTACGGAGGAGCAAAAACTCGTATCCTTCAAAAATTAGGTCATACCGTTCATTTGACTGCTGAACAACTTGCCAGACAAGCTGCTAAACAATCTCAGAAAGAATCTCTCGAAAAAATCGGTAATCCTAATAAAACTCAAAGAGTAATAGGAAAAATCCTTTCTAAAACAGTTAAGAAAGATGAGGGATGGGAAGAGCTTATTAAGTCAGCTAAAGAAGAGGGAGTTGATCTGCCCTTCAATGTTGCATTAGGAGGAGGAAAATTTAAAAACCTGCTGGCTAATAACATCTTCAAGTCTATGTTTACTTCTAAAAGTTACAATGCGGTTATTACAAACGCTGACAGATCGATGGTGAATGGACTCAAAGAAGTGATTGAATCGGTTCATCCTTTTCCGTCCTTGCGTGGTGAAGCTTCTGAAAGCGCAAGGAATTTTCTGAAAAATGAATCAGAAGCCGTCCTAAAGGAACAGAGGCAGCTTTACGACTATGCTGAATCTTTGATTAAACCAGAGGATAAGGTTTCTATCGCTCCTTTTATTAAGCGGGCGGACAAAATCCTCACATCAATGTCTGATTCTCCTTCTGGTGCGCGGGCAACAGTTTATAATAAGATTTTAGATATTTATGACAAGTGGGGACTACTATCAAAAAAAGATAAAAAAGTAGCGGATGAACTCGCGTCTTATGTTGGCACAATGGACGGCAGAGAGGTAAGAATTCCGCAAGAAATATTAGAAAAGGCTTTGGCAATAGGTCAATCTAAAAAATCAGATGCTCAAATTTTAGCTTCAAGAGTAGAGAACCTTAGGAAAGACTGGAATCAACTTTATGATCCTGCAAAACAGGATTTTTCTAAAATGTTTGGCTCTTTAACAAAAGGATTGAAAGAAAGCCTCGAAACTTCTCCTAATAAGGATTATACAAGCGCTCTCTTTAGTGCGGATAAATTCCATGAAATGAATGTAGCGAATCGCATTAAAACAGATATGGCTCAATCGCTCATGAATGGTGAAGTCCCTAAAGAAGCCTTTCAATACATGGATACCCCTCAAAGAGTAAAGCAGCTTTCTCATATTATGGGAGACAGTCCTCAAGCTAAGGAGGTCATGCAGTCTTTGAAGCGTGCCAAGCTTAATGAGATTCTTTATGAAAAAGCTGTGGATGGACAGTCGGCTATTTTAAATGAATCGGGACATATTAAATATGGAGCATTAGCGAGCAGCCTTATCAAATCACATAATATTGAACTAGTGAAAGAGCTTTTAGACCCAGCAGCCTTCCAACAGCTTCAGAGATTGGCTAAGATTTCTAAGGGATTTTTTGAATCAGGAAGACAAGAAGGAACTAACTGGTCAACAACAGGGATTGCCTCTTCTGATATAGGGAAGTTTAACAAAGGACTGGACTCTGTTATTGCGGCGTTAACTGCTTCTATATATGGTTCTACCTCTGGTATGTCCCCTGATCTCTCTACTATAGTTTCAGGATTAGCTTCTGCCTACGCCCCCATAGGAGCAATTAAAGGATTTTCCTTACTTTTATCTGATAAAAAGATCATTGATTCTGCCATTATGTACGCGAAGGCAGCGGTGAAAAATGATAGAAAAAGAATGGATAGACTTCTTGAGCATTTGCAACAAAGAGTCAATGACTTGCGAGAGACTAAAGAAGGATGGTCAGGTGGTATTAACTTTCATGCAGAGCGATTAAATGATGGAACGGAAAGAAAAATCAGAGCCAAAGATGTACTATATGAAGAATATAACAAAAGAAAAAATTAAGCTCTTTATTAAAACGAGATTTGTAATTTTGTCTATTTATTTTACCATCATTGATGTCACGTCTTTTTTTTTATCCATAATAGGGAAGATATGAGCCACGTTTACTCTCTTATCAAAACTTGTGAATTCTGGTTAGTGATGGAAGGAATTGCTCTTTTATGTAAACTACTCAAAGAGCATTTCAAGAATCATCCATTACCGATTATTTGGTAGTTTTATCAAGAAGCCATAAACCAACTATCGACTTTCCATTTCAAGGGATAATTCTTTTCAAGCCATAAATGAAGATCGTGACCATATTGTGTGTCTAGGAGACCATTGTATTTGAATATTCTTATAAGAAGCCAAAATCCAAAGATAAGTAAAAAGATACCGTGTATAATTTTGTTGGAAACGGCGAATATATCCTGCTCAACGAAACAAAATACCTGTACTGGCAACCAGAACGCCCACATCCACCATCCTATCCTGACGGCACATCTGATCACCCTATTTCTGTAATGCTTGAGCCAAGAGATTTGTGATCTGTCGATGGGGTCTTGTTCTATGATTGATTTTTTTTTGATCTGTGGTATATTTTTTGTAGACATTGTAACGAGTTCCTTTCGTTGTGATGTTAGGACGATGCTCAAACATCGTCCTATTACTTTCTCCTATCCCATAGTGCGAGTCAAGCATTATCATCTATTGTCATATAGTCTGGTATTTCTTTGATTTTTGATATTATTCTAAATTCAGATGCTTCTTTCCAAGAAATTTGCTAGAGTAGGGTCAGGCATTTGACGAGTTCCTTTCGTTCAATGTTGAGCATCACGGGGCAGCTAAAGACTGCCCTGTTGATGCGACTCACCACAAACTATCAGGAGAATGTGATGAATGTTGAATTATTACGAAAAACATAGAAGAACACAATATGCAAACTGAGACACTCACCAACGGAAGCAGAGAATGAACGTAATCCATATTCATAGAATTGATAATGTCAGCTGGGATCAGGCTGGTCATTACTATGTGAACAATGGCAATGATGTTATGGTCAGCATAGGAGCTTGCTCGCAGTTTACTGGATCAGGTAGACCTGACACAGACATTACACCTTATATCACCTATGATAATCTTTTGTGGTTTACTCTTCCTACAGTCACTCTACGTGGTGCGCTCGAACCTCCATATGGCGTGAATATATCCGATGGGTTGTATGGTATCCGCGGCATCCGTTTATATCCCAGTACTACACAACTCATTGAGCTGATTGTTTGCGAAAGCTTTGTACCTATCCGTACATCCGCTATCGGAAACGCACCTAATTTGTAGAGGAGAAAGTTTTTATGAAAACGATTCCAATTATTGGCATCAGTCCAAACAACTACAGCAATCTGCCGTATTACTATGTGAACAATGGCAATGATGTTATGGTTAGCATAGGAGTTTTCCCTATAACCTATCCTGCGGGCCCCGCACAGATTGAGATTTTTCCATTTGTGACATACGACAATTTTTTGTGGTTGGCTCTCGACTCTCCAAACACGCCCCTTATTATTCCTGTGGGAATGGCACAACAAACTGGTATTTCTATCGCTAATGGGCTCTATGGAGTGCGTGGTATACAGCTTCAGGTTGTCGGGGACGCTAACACGCGAGTAGGCATGATTGTTTGCGAAAGCTTTGTACCTATCCGTACATCCGCTATCGGAAACGCACCCACCTACTAGGTTTGATATGGGCACTTATCCTTTCGTTAACTTCAAGATGACGCCAACACTCAATATTGGCAGTACTCCTACTTTGATTTTTGGCAACGATCTTTATACGTGCCTTATAGATAGTGTTTTTATTTCCAATGTCACAGACAATCTTATGCTTGTGACGGTCTATATCGCCAGAGAGCAGACGATTGGTACAGAAACAGATTTCATCTTCAGCAATCAAATCGCTCTTCCTCCCAGTGAAAGAATTGATGTTTTACAAGGAAGTACGCTTACTGTTGAAGCCGCCGATCTTCTCTATGCTTATTCCGATTCTTCTTCAAATTTGTTCAACACATTTGTCTCATATCGTGAGCTCACTGAACTCACTGCATCCTTTGGCAGCCAAAAAAAATACATCTAATTCCTTTGGAAAAGTGATATATTACTTCAAAATTAAAGGAGAGAATGATGTTAAATATTTTGAGTTTAGGACTGTGTTTATTTTTATGCTCTTGCAATATCCCCGTTCTGTTCTGGGAAGAAGAAGGCCGTAAAGTGGTGGATGATGTGGTGAATGAAGAAGAAAAAATTACACCTCCTGCTCCTCAAACAACCTAATCATGAAAATGGATAATATTTTATCCG